ACGCGATCACCAAGTTGCAGGCCACCCACATGGGCACGGTCGACTACCAGGGCTTCCCCCAGCGCTATGCCCTCACCGAGACGGCCACCACCGACACGTCGGATCTGGAGCCTGGGGACTTCGACGACGATGACTGGCCCCCCAACGACAACGGCGAAGGCCCCAGCGACTCCGGAGACGACAGCTCCCTGAAGGCCGGGCCGGGCGAGATGATGCTGCTGCGTGGCTTCAAGGCCGTCGGCCAGTTCGATGCGGCGCAGCCCGGCGTGTTCCTCGACCCGATCAACTTCAACGTGCGGGCAATGGCGCAGATCACCGACACCCCTTTGCGGATGTTCGACCCGCAGTCCAGCCAGCGGTCGGGGGAGTCGTACCGGGAGGAGGACGGCCCGTTCATCAGCAAGGTGGAGAACCGGCAGACCTCCTACGGCGCGTCGCTGCATGAGGCGTTCGTGTTCGCACTCCGCCGCCTCGGCATCCCCGACCCCGTCGTGACCGTCGACTGGGTACCAGCCCGATCCGTCACCTCCGCGCAGGGCTGGCAGACCGTGAGGGCAAAGATCGAAGCCGGTGTGCCCCGGAAGCAAGCCCTGATGGAGGGCGGTTACCGGGCCGAGCAAGTCGACGAATGGCTTGCCGGTGTCGACGACGCTGAACTGCAGCGCCGCGTCGACATCCTCGCCTCCCTCGCCGACTCAGCGCAGAAGCTCGGCTCGGCCGCGACCCTCGGCGTCATCTCCAACGAAAAGGCGCAGGCCCTCCTTGCCGGCGCCCTGTCCGACCTTGAAGTTCTTGCCGGGGCGCAGGTGGCGGACTGATGCCGTACCGCAGCCGAAACCTCGCGCGCCTGGTCCAGGATCAGCACACCGATGCGGTCGTCGCCCTGGAGGACGGCGTCTCGGACACGGTCCTCGGCGACAGTGACTCCGCGTTCGAGGAGCTGATCCGGCGGACCCTCGACGCGTGGATTCGGGCGTTCGGCGGCGCAGACCAGCCGGCTACGGCCGGGGACGTGCTGCGCCGGATCCTGGCCGCAGCCGTTGCGGCATCCCGCCGGGTTCTGGACGGTGTGGCGTCCCGCAGTTCGACCGCGCTGGAGGGAGTCCTCGGGCAGGCGCTCGCCCTGGGTGTGGGGCAGGGTGTCGCGTTCGTGTTGGAGGCTTCCGGCCGCCGCCCTCGTGCTCCTGCCGCGCCGCGGGTTGGCCGGTTGTTGCGGGGTGAGGCGCAGCGGATCGGGGACATGGTGCGTGAGCGCCGCGACCGGGCGATTGCCCTGCTGCATCCGGACCGTGTGACCCGGTGGTCGCATCTTGTGGCTGGGGTGGGTGCGGCTCGGGCCGCGCTGCCTGCGGTGCGGGCGCATATCGCGTGGGTGGTCAACACTGCGGTCCGTGAAGGCCTGGACGCGGTGGCGCGGGCGGTGGCACCGCAGCGGGTGTGGGTGTCGGAGGCGGATGCGTGTACACGCTGCCTCGCATACACGGGCCGTGTCGTGCCGGTCGGCGAGCTGTTCCCTGGCGGGCTGTCGTGGGATCCGCGGCAACGCCGTATCGGGGCGGAAGCCGTGGAGGGACCGCCGCTACACAGCAACTGTCGCTGCCGGGCAGTCCCGTGGGACGACGCGTGGACTGCGTCCGGTATCCCGTTCCCGTTGGCGTTGCGGCGGGAGGCGCACCGGTCGATCGCCTACGGGCGTGCCCGGCCGTCGGAGTCCCGCGCGGCCCGGCTGCGGGCGGTGCGTGAACTCCTGCGCACCGAGCCCGACCTGCTGCCCGCGGTCGACGCACGAGCCCGCCGCGCCCTACGAACCGGCAGCTTCGCCGCTGCCGCATAGACCCCGGCGCCCGCAGATGGGTCGCCGCCAACCCCGTGATGGGAGAACACCATGGGCATCCACCCCAACCCCGACCAGGACAGCATCAGCGTGCCGCCCGACACGATCCTCGGCTACCGCACCGACGGTCGCCCGATCTACCCGATCGCAGGCGGCGCCGAGGACGACGACGGCCCGGACATCGAGGTCGAGGTCGACGACGCCCCCGACGACCAGCCTGAGCCCGAAGACGCCCCGGAGCCGGAGGAGACGCCGAAGCCGAAGCCCCCGGCAAAGGACGACAAGCCGGACGACTTCAAGCCTCCGTCCAAGGATGAGTGGGCGCGCACGCAGGCCGCGTTGAAGAAGGCTAACGACGATGCCAAGCGGCACCGGCTCCGCAACAAGGAGCTGGAGGAGAAGGCCCGCGGTGACGAGACCGAGCACGAGAAGGCTCTGCGTGAGGCCCGCGAGGAGGGCGAGAAGCGGTTCCGGGAGCCGATGAAGCGCGCCGGGGTCCGAGCCGCCCTGGCGGAGGCGGGGTTCACGAGCCCGGAGCGGATGATGAAGCTGGTTGACTGGGACGCCGTCAGCGTCGACGACGAGGGCGAACTCCTCGGGATCGAGGCGGAGGTGGACCGGGTCAAGGGCGAGTACCCGGAGCTGCTGCCGCAGGACAAGCCGAAGCTGAAGGCCCGCCCGACTGGGGCACCCCGCTCGCCTGCGGTGGAGAAGCCGAAGTCGACGGGCGACATCTACGCCGCCCGGCTTCTGGGAAAGGCTTGACGCCCGGAGGTATATTCATCACCAGGTGAATTGCTCCGGTGATCGGAGTAGGCCACCGCCCTTGCTTGCGAAGGCGCCCGTGATGGGGCCCGAGCCCTAACTCGTTTCCCCATCACGCCGCCCGCAGGAGGGCCCAGTGGCACGCAACACGATGGAAGCCTGGATTCCCGAAGAGTGGGAGACGTCCAAGGTCATCCAGGCCATCACCCAGATCTCCGCGATCGAATCCCTCGCCGCCCGCATCCCCATGGGCTCCGACACCAAGCACGTCCCCCGCACCGCAGGCATGGACGTCGCGGTCGTCGCGAAGGGCGGCACCTACGGCGAGGACACGTCGCTCAACGACGAAGTCCTCCTCACCGCGGTGAAGTTCGGCAAGGCCGTCCGCATCGCCGAAGAGGACATCGACGACGGCGTCTCCAACATCATCAACTCGAAGATGGTCGGCTGGGGCCGCTCGTACGCCAAGATGCTCGACAACGCGTCCCTCGCCGTGTCCGCCGCAGCGAACGGCACGACCATCCCGTTCACCAGCCTCTACCAGCTGCTGAACACCACCGACGCGACCCTCGGCTACACCGGCGGCGACAACATCACCACCGCCTCCAGCGCGAACGCGCCCACCTACGACGAGTTCTCCACCGCCATCGGCGACGTCGAAGCCGGTGACTACTTCGACCCCGGCAACATGGTCGCCGTCGCGCACACCGCGTTCCGGAAGTTCCTCCGTGGCGTCAAGGATGACGAGAACCGTCCGATCTTCGTCGAAGGCACCGCCGGAACCCCGGACACCGTCTTCAACGTGCCGATCCGCTGGTCCCTCGGCGCGAAGCTGGCCGCGACCGCCACCAGCGCGCCGACCGGACGGCCGATCATGGCGTTCGTCAACCCGGAGCTGCTGCTCCTGGGCATCCGCTCCGGCCCGGAGTCCGTGTTCATTGACGGCCGCGACGGACTGTCCGCGCTCACCGACGAGTCCATCCTCAAGATGCGCGCTCGCCGCGGCTTCGCTTACGGCCACCCCGCCGGCGCGTCGATCCTCGTCGGCTGACCCCACTGACTGCCGTGCCGCCCTATGGCTCAGGGCGGCACGGCCGGCAGGGAGGTGAGCCATGGCAGCGGCGAAGAAAACGACCAGCGCGCGGGCGAAGCAGCATCCGGCGAAGGCGGGCGAGCCCGAGGTGGAGGTCGACGAGCGGTCGGCCGACGGCTCGGATGGCATGCGGTTCGTGAAGGAGTTCGTCGTGCTCGGCCGTCAGTGGGGTGACTCCGAGGAGGAGCACGCCGCGAACAAGGCCGGGGTCGCGAACGAGGCGATCCAGCGGGGCCTGCATCCGCGTGGCGACATCAGCTTCGACGGCTCCGAGGAGCACCCGGACGGGGTGTCGCTGTCGCTGGCGTACTCCGTGGAGACCGTACCGGCGTCGGTGGATCACCACCCGGAGGACACCACGACCCCGCGTGACGTGATTGAGGCGGCGGGCGGCGACACCAGCAAGGCAGGGGACTAGGCCATGGTCGACGCCTGGGCGACCGCGCAACAGGTCCTGGACACCACGGGTGTGTCGGTGACCGATGCGCAGCTTGGCCAGGCGCAGGCCGCGATTCAGGTCTTCACGAACCGGATCTACGCCGACACGGAGCGGATCCGGACGCGGGACCTGCACTGGCTGGGCCAGGCCGTCGCCTACCAAGCAGCGTGGATCGCGGGCCAGTTCGGGTTGGAGACGCGGCTGGATGCCACGCAGATCCAGCAGGATCAGGTCTCGACCACGCTGCAGGGTGACGGCCTGGTCCTTGCCCCGATGGCCGCACGCGCGCTCAAGCGGGTGTCGTGGATGCGGTCGCGGACGGTGCACATCCGGTCTGCCGTGGAAGGGGCGGGCCCTGTCGGGAACGTCCTGTCGGACTCCGCGGACGACTCGCTGGCGTGGGCCCCGTACCGAGGGGGTGCCTGATGCAGGCCATCGCGACCACCACCCTGACCGTGCTGCGGGGGACGACGACGGACGTGTACGACGACGAGCAGGACACCGACACGGCCGTCGCCACTGGGGTCATCGCGTCGCTCGTAGAGCAGTCCCGTCGTGTGACGACCCGTGAGAACCCGACGCCTCGGATCGTCCGGTACGCGGTCGCGCGGGTTCCGGCGGGGACGGACATCCGGGACCAGGACCGCGTCCGGGACGAGCGGACCGGCGCGACTTACATCGTGGAGGCGCCGTCGTCGATGGCGAATCCGGCGATGGCTGTGGATCTGCGACTGGATCTACGGCGCACCACCTGACAACCGAACAGGGCCACATGCCTGGGGAGACCGGGCGGCCACGAGTACGAGACCGGCTTCGGAGAGGAGGCGGCCATGGCGCGATCCGGTATGCGGATCGACCCCGCAGGGCGCGCGCACGTCGACGCGGCGATCAACGCGTGGATGGAAGACGTCATCGGCGACGCCATCCTCAGCGACGCGAAGGACTTCGTCCCCAAGAAGACCAGCCGCCTGCACGACTCACTGCGCGCCGAGGTCCACAGCAAGGTGCTCCGGGTCGGCTCGCTGGACGTCAACTACTGCCAGGCCATCGAAATGGGCCTGCCCGCCATGACGATCGTCCCCCGGTTCAAGCAGGCCCTGTACTGGCCCGGCGCCGACCACCCGGTGAAGAAAGTCAACCTCCCGGCACGCGAAGCCCAACCCTTCTTGCGGCCCGCTCTGTTTCAGCGGAGGACCGCATGACCCTCCAGCTGCGGGCCACCCCCGAACTCGTCGCCACCGCCTGGCTCAAGACCGTCGTCGGCGACCGCGTCGCCACCACCCTCCCGAAGGACAACACGTCGTGGGCGGCGTCCGGGTTCTGCACCCTCGTCAGCGCCGGCGGCACCCCCAACCTGTACGTGCCGCTGCGCGAGCCCGTCATGAGCGTCGAGTGCTGGGCCCACAACCCCGACAGTCAAAAGCCGCCGTGGAACAAGGCCGCCGTCCTCGCAGAGGCGATCCAAGCCGCCTGCTACGACCACCCGGCGATCCCACAGACCGTCAGCCTGCCCACCGGCTACCCGGCCGCCCGGGTGCTGTCCGCGTACACGACCGGCGAACACCGGCGGATCCCCGACGACCCCTCCTCGTACGCCCACTACCTGATCCCCGGCCTGGTGATCGCTTGGACGGAGGTGCCCTCATGATGTGGGCCATTCAGGAGGACACCCCCCACGGGCAGCTCCTCTCCTACGGCGGCAGGACTCTCGTGCACAACAGCCGTGCCGAGCTGGAGTTCCTGCTGACGGGACCCGTCCGGTTCGTGCCGTGCCCGCCGAGCATCCCGCCCGAGCAGGCCCTGGAGCTGCGTTTCCACCCGCAGTTCTCCCACCACCGCTTTCCCCTTCGTCGAGAGGCGTACCGCTGATGCCGACCGTCCGTACGACCATGCGACCCGACCTGACGGTCGAGGTCGACGACATCGAGTACCGGGCCCTCAAGCGGCAGGGCCTCCTCGCCGACGAACCCCGGCCGCCCGCCGCGCCGGAACCGGCTTCCCTGCCGGCCGCCCCCGCCAAGAAGACGTCCGGCCCGGCCGGAAACAAGGAGAGCTGACCCATGGCCGTCGACACCACCAACCTGATCCAGGGCCCCGGCACCCTCTACAAGGGGGCGTACGGGGCGACCGAGCCCGCCGACACCGCCGTGAACGCCGTGCCGCCCGCTTCGTCGTGGACGGACATGGGCGGCACGCAGGACGGCGTGAAGCTGACCGTCGACCAGACGTATTCGGAGCTGGAGGTCGACCAGATCACCCTCCGCGTCGGCTCCCGGCTGACGAAGCAGGACTTCATGATCGAGACCTCTCTTGCGGAGGCGACGCTGACGAACCTGTCCATCAGCCTCAACGGCGGCACCGCCGCGTCCGGGTCGGGCTACGAGTCCTTCGAACCCAACGTGACCAGTTCGGCGACGCAGCCGAACTACTTCGCCGTCATCCTCGACGGCTACGCCCCCGAGCAGCTGCGCCGCCGGATCATCGGCCGCCGCATGCTCAACACCGAGTCGTCGGAGCTGGCCTACACCAAGGACAAGCAGACGCTGATCCCGATCAAGCTCGCGGGCCACTACGTCAGCTCGGTGATCGCGCCGTTCCACATCACCGACCAGGTCAGCTAGCCCGCACCCCGCCCCTGCCCGATCGAGGAGCACCACCCATGGCATCCACCACCCGTCAGACGACTGCGGCCCGCAAGAGGGCCGCAGCCAAGCCCACCAACACCGAAGAGGCTCTCGACTTTGAGCCGATCCGGATCGCATCCAACGACGCCATCGAGGTCGAACGCGTCCCGCTGTTCTACATCGGCGACGACGAGTACACGATCCCCAAGTCCATCTCGCCCGGCGTGGCCCTGCAGTTCCTCCGCGAGGCCCGCGAGCACGGCCGGGACATCGCCACCGCACCACTCCTCACCCGCGTACTCGGGGAGGACGCGTACAAGGCGCTGGAACAGTCGGAGGCACTTGAGGAAGAACAGATGGAGTGGATCGTCGACAAGGTCCTCGACCTCGCCCTCAGCAGGAAGCCGAAGGAGGGAAAAGCGCAGAGGTAGACGGTCGATCGTGGCTCGACCGATTCGACGACGTCCGAGAGCCCGACTACGCCGACAGCATCATCGAACGCATCGAAGAACGCCTGTGGATCCTCGATCACCTCGACGACCTGGACGCCGACTTCCTCGCCGTCTACGGCATCGACCTCGAACGCGACGAGATCTCCGCCCGACGCTACTTCGCCCTCGCCTACCGGCTCACCGCCTACACCGGCGTCATGGCCGCACTCCAAGAAGCCGAACACGAGCGCACCACCCCAACCCGCACCAGCAGTACCCCCGCGCCCGCGCGGGACGACGGCAGCAGCGCAGAGCTGAGCCTGACCCAGTTCCGGGCCAAATTCCCCGGCCTGGTCAGCATGGGGCAGGGAGGGTAGGACATGGCCGGGGCCTTCAGGATCGCCGAGGGGTATGTCGAGGTCACGGCTGATGAGTCCGGCTACGACCGTGCCATGCAGCGGCTGCGGCAGTCGAAGAACCGCGTCAAGATCGACGTAGACCTCGACGACAAGACCGCCTTGTCCCGGCTCAATGCGCTGACCAAGCCCCGCACGGTGAAGCTGACGGCCAGCCTGGACGACAAGGCGACGACGACCGCGCTCCGGAATCTGGTCAAGGACCGCACGGTCAAGATCACTGCGCGGTTGGACGACAAGGCCGCCGTCAGCGGGATCAAGGCTCTCACTCGCGACCGCACCGTCAAGATCACCGCAGAGATCGACGACACCGCAGCAAAGACCAAGATGGCCAGCCTCAACGGCCAGACCATCTCCATCGCACCCGAGATCCAACAGGCCGCCTACAACCGGGCGAAGAAGCTCCTCGACCGCCTCACTGCCGACCGGACCGTCCGGATCCTCGCGACGGCAGATACCCGCGTCGCCGCGGATGAGATCCGCAACCTCACCGCTCGTCGTCGGGTCCGCATCGGCGTCGACGTCGACACGAGGGTCGCGGCCGACGACATCGCGAACCTGACCCGCAGGCGCACCGTCCGCGTCACCGCGGACGCCGACACCAGCGCGGCCGCCGCACGGATCGCCACCCTCACCCGCGACCGCACGATCGACGTCCGCATGAACGTCGACCGGTCCGCAATCAGCCTCCTCGGCAGCATCGGAGGCGCGGCCGGCAGCGCCAGCGCGCTCGGCGGCCGGTTCGCCTCCCTCGCCTCCGCCGCACTCATTGCGTTGCCCGCGGTCGCCTCCCTCGGGCAGGCCATCGTCCAGATGGGGCCAGCCGCCGCCGTCGCGGTGCCCGCACTCGGCTCCCTGATCACGATGGGCGCGGCGCTCGCCGTCGGATTGCGCGGTGTCGGAGGAGCGTTCAAGGCCGCATCCGACCTCACCCAGCAGTCCGGCACCT